CAAAAGGCTTACAAGTTTCCCCTAAGCTGTGAAGCTTTCCGCATATTGGGCATAGCTTTTTCATGGCTCCTCCTATTCGGGTATAAAAATTGGAGCCACCTATCACTATGGATAAGCGGCTCCGTATGGGTTATAAAGGAGGTTATAAAGGCAATGTGTGTTCCGACACTGGCTCCATTATTAGTGTAAACCGAATTTTCCGAATAAACCGAATTTTCCGAATTATTTTTCGTTTTTTTCAAAAAATTTATCGTGAATCATGATTCTCACATAATCTTCCGACACATTTCCAAGCTTCCTCGCTATCCAGCGCCAAGACCTGTCCTCTTTGTAACGGCTCCTGATTACAAAGCGAAGTCTATCATCTTCCAAGGACTCGATCCATTTTTCTGTCTTCTCCGCTCTTCTCTTCATCTCGGAAAGTCTTTCAAGCCTCTGCTCATAGAGTTCCTGATTGAAGCCCTCAAGATGGATAATGCGCTTGAATCCCTTCGTGTAATCGTATCCGTAGTCATGAACCGTTTCCCCGCACATCTTTTCAAGCTCCTCCGTAAGAAGCTTAATGCCGTATTTTTCTTTGCTGTACTTCTTAAGTTGTTCTTTAGTCACTATTCCCTCCTAGCCTTGCCTTTAAGGCTCTCAGTACATCCTCTTGATTCTGCCCCTTTTCAGAGAGGGACTTTTTAATGTCATAGTCCACGGTATCCACGCACATCAGCTCATGCACGATCACCGGCTTTTCTTGTCCTTGCCGGAAGAGTCGGGCATTCGCCTGCGCATACAGCTCATAGCTCCAAGGTAGCGAGAACCAAATAATATTCCGTCCGCCGTATTGGAGATTGATTCCGTAAGCCGTACTTGCAGGATGGGCAAGTAAGATATCAATCTTCCCCTTGTTCCAGTCTTCTTCATCATTAGGGCTTTTAAACTCTCTAACTTCTAAGCCGGATTTCTCCAAAGCTTTCAGGATCCTATCCTTGTCATGCTTGAAATTATAAAAGACTAGGGCCGATTCTCCGTTTAACTCTTCCACAAGCTCTGTAAAACGCTCCAGCTTGCAGTCGTGGATATGGTTTACTACTTTGTCTTCATCGTAGATAGCCCCGTTCGCACACTGAGACAGTTTATTAGTAAGCACTCCGGCAGATACCGCAGTTATCTCCGAATCCTCGAGAGACAGAACCATGTTCTTTTCCAAATCCTGATAGGCCTTTAAGGCTTTCTTATCCAGCTCAACTGGTACCTCGTTATAGACAATAGAGGGAAGCTCCAGATAGTCTTTAGCCTTAAGGCTTATGCAGATATCGGAGATCTTCTTTGTGATAGCTTCCTTCGCTCCAGGCTTTAAAGTATACCCATACCCGGAATAGTCCTTTGTAAAATACCGGGTTCTATAGTGGGTTATATATTCCCCCAGTCGCTCTCCCCTGTCCAGCAAATAGATTTGGCTCCAAAGGTCCTCCATGCTTTTAGGATTCGGTGTTCCGGTAAGCGCTATTAAGCGATTCACAAACGGCAGCGTTCTTTTTAAAGCTTTGAAGCGCATAGCCTGAGGATTCTTAAAGCTGGAGCTCTCATCTACCACTACCATATCAAAGAACCACTTCCTCCCTAGGGTTTGGCAAAGCCAAGCCACATTGTCCCGGTTAGTGATGTAAATATCTGCAGCTTGATTGATAGCAGCTATACGCTCTTTCGCAGATCCTAAGACCTTTGATATCTTTAAATCCTTAGTATGCTCCCATTTTTTAGACTCCGTAGTCCAGGTACTTTCTGCTACCTTCTTCGGAGCGATTACCAGAACCCTAAAGATATCTAGTCTGTCCTTTAGCTCCATAATAGCCGACAGGGTAATGATGGTCTTTCCAAGCCCCATGTCTAAGAAAAGGCCTACAGACTTGTCTTTTACAATGCGGTCTATACACATCGTCTGATAGTCGTGTGGTTTGAACTCCATAAGCTTTCACCTCCTCTCATCTGTACTCCGTTCCGGATAGGCAGTTATTTTGAAAATCCTCTACAAACTTCCGAACGCCCTCCATGCCGTAAATTACATAAACTTCCTGTTTTAATTCTTTAAGCTTTTTTATTTGAATCTCCTGTAATGAAGACAGCCTACCCTTTATGGTTTTCAGTTCAGCAAAAAACACTTTGCCCTCTTCCGTAATGAATAATCTGTCCGGAACACCCCTGCAATTTGGAGAAACGAATTTATACGATTCGCATCCAAGATTCCAAAGCAATCGCACCAATGCTTTTTCCACTTTCTTTTCCTGTTCTACCATTTTACAAACCTTTCAAAAAATTTAAGCGGTAACAACGGTAACCAACTTTTCGATTTTCCTAACATATATAGGAAAAGTAGAATGTATTTATTTTTCCTATTAAATACTCGCATATATAAGCTTTATTTAAGTATTTAAGGCTATAAATCACTAAGTTCTTCTTTAAATAAAATATTTTCTTTTTTAGTAAAATATTGGTTACCATTGTTACCAGTAGCCTATAAACCCAGTATTTAAGCCGTTTTTTAGACTTTATACTGGTAACCAACTAGCTAAAAACTGGTAACCATGGTAACCAACTTTTATATAGTTTATTATTTTTAACTTGATTGTTAAAAAATAGATGGTTACCAGTAGACCTAGTTGGTTACCAGCAAAATGCTATTTTTGACTACTTATCAGGTGGCCTATAGCATCTTTGTTTTCCATAATTCACATCCCTGACGGTGCTCTTTTTCCAGCCCTTCATCTGCTTAATTATCTTGTTGTATCTATTCGACTCCTGCTTCTTTAGACTGCTTATTTCCAGCCTGAGCATCTCGCAATGGATATTCTGCGCAGACAGATAGGGCATAGGCATAAGCGGAGAATCCTCCTTATCTGACTCTCCTCTTTCCAGCTTATCCAAGTACACTCGTCTGGCCATAAGGTCCATTTCCAGCCAGTTGCTGGGAACCATAATCTCAGAAAACCGCTCTACCAAAGACTCATAAGGATCCTTTTCCGAATACTCTTCGTGCATCTTTGCCAGTGTTTCTGTGCTTTCTTTGGAAAGGACTTGATAGCGGAGTTCATCATAGTGTCCGTCGCATAGGCTCACCATAAAGCAGATTTCCGCCCATATCTGATCAACCTCCTGCTCTGTAAGGTCATTCCAGATATCTTTCTTTATCCTGTCCGCATCTACCGGAAGAGGATAAAATCTTCGGTTTCCGGTAGTATCCTTTAAAAACTCATCTTCATTACTGGTACCGAAGAAAACGCATTTTCTAGGATGCTCTTTACTACGCCTAGCGTAAGACTCCCTGTAGTTAGAGCTTCTTGTTGATAAGAACTGCTTGATTTCCGTAGACTCCTGCCGATTCAAGGCCGTAAGCTCTGAAACCTCTACAATCCACTTTCCTGCAATCGTGTCCTCCGCTTCCTTACCGCTAAACTTCACTAAGGAATCGGTAAACCACTCCTTCCCCAGCTTCTTAAGAATCGTACTCTTTCCTATGCCCTGCGCTCCTACTAGGATAAGCATATTGTCATACTTGGCGCCAAACTTGAAGGCTCTTATAACACAAGCCTCCAAGGTCTTTAGCGTAATCTCCTTCGTGTAATTGCAGTCTTCTGCGCCAAGGTAATCAATAAATAACCTTTCGGCTCGGCATTTCCCGTCCCAGCGAAGAGCGTTCAGATAATCAGCTACAACATTGATTCTGTGATCCTTGAAGACTAGAGAGAGGGCTGCATTTGCCTTCTTCTCGTGGTGTATCTTGTAGAAAAGCTCCAAGTACCAAAACAGGCCGTTATCATCCTCGTCTGTCCACTCATGATTGCCGCTTTTATCCCAAGGCACTGCCCCTCCGCAAAACTTTTTATCGGTAAAGGAGTCGGAGTAGATTTTTCCTTTTAAGTTATGATCGTTCTCCATAACCTTCTTGAAGTTGTCGATAGTCGGAAGAACACGGCCTTCTTCATTAACTAAAAGCTTGTTCATCCAGTCTGTATTTACTTCGCCCTTGGATACTTTTTCAATCTCCCCCTTAGAGTGCTCGCTGTCGTCTTCCTCAAAGGCTTTCTGCGCTTCTAAGATTCGCTCCTCATGTAAGCACTTCATAGCCTCGGAGTCAGACATAACAAGCTTCTCCATCTCTTTAAAAGACGGCCTATTGCTTTCCAGCATGGTGCTCCGGACACCGTCGTCTAAATCCCCGAACTTGTGAATGCGCACTAAATCAAAGGCATTTACAAGAATTCCACTGCACGGATCCGTAGCGTGATGGGAATAAAGAAAAGTATCATTGTCATAGAGCACTGCTCCTCCGGTAGTAGAGCCGTCTGCATAAGTCCAGCGGTCTGCCTTATCGGTTGGAACATAGATTCCTTTAAGGAATTTCGATATGGCCGAAGGAATATCATAGGTCTTACAGAAAGCACCTATAAGACCGTTCTTCTCCAAAGGGTTCCCCTGCTTTGCAATGTGCTTCCGGATAAGAAGGTTTTCAGTCTTGCAAGTTGGCCATTCTGATACATTTTGCCAGTCATGGTACAGGCCTAAGACTTCTTCCTTCTTAACCATATCGCCCGGAAAGACTTTAAATAGATAGTCCGCACCTTTACAGATGGAAGGGAAGTACATCAAACGGTTTGCTTCAAAGGTAGTCGGATCCGCATAATCTATCCCAATTTGGCTTGCCAGCATTCTGGCCAAAGGCTCGTACTCCTCAACACTTGAGGGCTCTGCTAAAGGAAAAAGGATTCTAAGCCTAGGTTTATCCTTTGTGTGCTTTCTCGTGCTGTAGAGTAAAGCCGCATATCCTAGCTTCTCTACCGTCTCCAAAATGCTGTCTAAGTCAGCCCCGGGGATGTTATCAAGGTCGAGGGTAATCAGTTCCCGGCTTAATACATCAGTAGCCTTTCTTGTCGCGCCTTTCAGCGTTCCCCCTACGAAGCCGCCTACGTCCTTTAATTCGTCTTGCTTATCCTTAGACAATGCCATATATTCCGAAAAGCTTTCCGCACCTTCCTTAGGAGTAGCAAATAAGGCGGTAAAATCATTCCAGCTGTATTCTTTTTCTTTCCATTGCTTAGACTTTCTGTTATTCGCAACAGAGACTTTAATCTTTCTGATAGAACTGTCCACTGAATCCCGCCCCTTTCAAAATTAAGCCTTTGGCCCACGGTATAGGCTCTGCCATAATGCTGCATAACTCTTCTACTGTTAAATCCATTCCGGCATCCACGATCACCTCATCATGGACATGGAAAACGATTTTGTATCCTTTACTTGTTATCCTGTCCAGCGTTTCGCAAAGGCAGTCCCTTGCTATGCCCTGAACGATGTTCTCTACCAATTTTCCTCCGAAGGTGCTGGATTCTTCCCACTTCTTCGTAGTTTGGTTCTGCGTGTAAAAATATAAGGACTCACTTCCGAACTGGTTTAAGCCGATGTAAGGCTTACAATAGAAAAGCTTCCGTTTGCTTGGTAGCTCTATAGTTAAGAACCGTAAGCCGTGCTTTAGATCCTGCTCCATACGGAAGATTAAATCATTCACTTGCCTTGCCCTTCCGTCTCGCACGGTCCTTAGTGCATAGCTTCCTACAGAAGACCATAAAGCCACGATCCGTTGATTCGCATTTCGCCATCTGGTAACGATTTCCGGAAGCTCCTCTTCTGAAAGCCCCATCTTTAAGGCCCCCATAGAGATAAGGGCGTTCGTCCCTCCCTGATAGCCTAGGGCCAATGTTGCAACCTTCCCTTTTTGACGGAGAGCGTACTCCGGATTACCTTTACTAATCTTCTCAATAGGCACATGGAACATCTGTGACGCTGTCGCTTCATAAATCTTTCCATGCGTCGCAAAAACTTCCTGTACCCACGTTTCCTTTGCAAGCCAAGCGATTACTCTGGCCTCGATAGCAGAGAAGTCCGCTACAACAAACTGATTGCCTGTACTCGGTATAAAAGCCGTTCTAATAAGCTGTGAAAGCGTATCCGGAATACTGTCGAAAAGTAGCTTGAGAGTTTCATAGTCCCGCCTTTTTACGCATTCCCTAGTTTCAGCTAATGGCTCCAAGTAGTTCCTAGGGAGATTCTGCATCTGCACAAGCCTGCCGCTGAAGCGCCCTGTCTTACTGGCCCCGTAGAATTGGGAGATACCTCTTACCCTATCCCCTTCACCTATAGTGTTCGTCATAGCTTCGTACTTCTTAACGGAGGTCTTTCCTAACTGCTGCCTAATCTCTAATACCCTCCGCACCTTTAGGGGTAAATCTTCTTTCAGGGCGCTCTCTATCGTCGCTTTCTGGGTATTCTTTAGGGGATAGCCTTGCGCATTTACCCAATTAAGTAATTGCGTAGGGCTGTTAGGGTTCTCAAGCTGCGTAAGCATTACCGCCTCAGTCAAAAGCTCCTCTTCGCACCGCTCTTGAATCTTTATTGCGCCCTTTACAAGCTCGGTATCCACTTTTACACCGTAGGCGTTCATTGCAATATCCTGTCTCCAGCGCTCCCATTCAAGCTCCGGAACAGGGAATCCTGAAAGCCGGTCCTCTATCTCCATTTCTGAAACAACATCCTGCCGGTTATATTCTTTAAAAGCTTTCCACTTTACAGCATCCGGTTTATAAGGCTTTACGCAAAAATACCGAATTAGCTGTTTGCCTACGGCAGACTTCTTTTTGTCCTCCGGTATTCCTAAAGCTTCTCCGGTGTTTGCAAGTCCTGCCGGAAGGCTTAAATACATTGCATGGACCATAGTGCATTGCCACTGATCAAGCGGAGTCTTTATGCCGACACGATTTAAGCAGTACCACTCAAACGCCGCATTGTAGGCATGCTTTATAACTTCCTTATCCTGTAAAGCGGTTAAAATAAAATGGGGAATTTCTTCCCCATTCTCAAGATCAATGACTTGCACATCTTCTCCGTCAAAGGAATAGGCAAAAAGCATGATTCTAAACTGCTCTGATTGTGCATAGCGATACGCTCCGGCCTTTTGGATATCAATATCCGAAAAAGTCTCTATATCAATGCTTAAATGCCTCATTGCCCCCCCCTAACCGAAAATACTGTCACTCTCTAAATCTTCAAAAAATTCATCCCCAAAAGCATCATCCACAGATACTCTGGTGCCGCCTAATGGCTCTCCGTCTCTTGTCTTCTGAATGGCATTCAGTCCGCAAGCAATACCCTTGTTTCCGTTTGTGTTATACGCATAGAAGCTGATGTTCGCTCTTGCGTAACATCCGGAATAGACTTCTGACTGATCAAGAATCTCTTGTCTGTTTCTATCTACCACCTTTGGCGGATAAGAAGGATTAGCCTTGGCATTGATAAGATAATGTCCGTGACACTCCTCTCCGTAGGGCTCTCCATCTGTAGGTCTTACACCATCCCCATCCTGTAGAGGGCTTGTAAGCTTAGCGGGAATCTTTCCTTGGAACTTTTTATCCTTTCCCAGTACCGTAGCTTCTTTGATGGCTGTTTCGATAGCGGCGATGGTCTTGGTATCGGTCTTCGGAATCAAAAGCATAGCACTGTACTTAAGGTTCCCCGATGGATCCGCGGATGGCTCAAAAACATTTACATAAGAAAGTCTTACTTCTCCGGTTGTGATTACTGTACTCATAATTAATTTTCTCCTTCATCATTAAACATAGTTTCTACGCTGTTATATGCCGGTCTTTCGTCCGACTCTAAAGTAAGGGTTGGCTTACCTTTAGATTTGGTTACATACTTCTCCGCTATAGGCTTAAATCGCTTCTTTCCAAGAAGCTTCTCTACCTTGGAAAGAGTAAGCGGAACGGTTTCATAGAGCTCTTCTTCCTTAGCTTCTTCGCTGTCTACGATGTACTTAAAAGCTTCTGTTTCATCAGTCCAAACTCTTGTAGACCGCCCTTCTACTACCTTCCAGCCTTTCACTTCTTCTCCAAGCAGCAGTTTGCACTTGGCGTATTCTTCAACATCTGCTATCCAAGAGGAGAAGCCTGAGCACTTTGTTAAGATATCCCCTATTTCATCGTTGCTAAGAAGCCGTGGATCCTGCTCCTCTAGGAACATTAGTGCAAGATTCTTTTCTGCTCTTGCCCGGCAAGTTGCTTTTACTTTGCAAAATCTGCAAGTATCTTCCTCGGGACAAAACTCCCCTTCTCCTTTAAAGGCTACTTCTGCCTTCTTTTTTACTTCTTCTCCAAAGGCTAAAAGGTCCTCGATAGGTAGTTCCCAAGAAGAAGGCACCTCTGTAATGCGAGGCTGCACAATCGTAAGTTTCACGGTCTTAAAGTCATACATGAATGAATACAAATCGTATGCTCCTAAGGCATAAAGCATAAGCTGGGGATTCTCTACCGGAGATACCTTCACGCCTCTGCCATACTTAAAGTCGATAACATGAAGCAATTCTTCCCCTACTATGATGCAGTCAGCTGTACCGAAGCCCTCAGGCACATAAGCGGATAGGTCAAGAGCTTCTTCTATTCGGGTATCCCCCTCGCAAGAAATCGCCGCATCGTAGCAGAAGTCCGCATAGTCCTGCGTAAAACGCTCCATCTCCGGAGAATACAGTTCTGAAGATCGTACTTCTTTTTCTGCCTCTTTAGTATCTTCTCCTAGCAAAGCCCTAAGCTTGCATTCGCATAGTTCGTGAGCAACGGTTCCCTCTTTAGCCGCCGTGCTCTCCTCTACGGCTACTTCATCCTCTAGCCTTGCGGATGGTGTGCAGTGCATCCATCGGTGCGCCGAGCTTGCGGAGAGTAAGGCGTGCGCTCTTTCTTCATGGTTAGGCATTAAATTTTCCCTCCGATAGCTACGAACTTATCCACGAACTGATCGATTAAGTCGCCCTCTAATTGAGACAGCTGTTCAATCCCCATTCCGGATAGGATTTCTTTTGCCTTTGTCAAGTTATCCTGATTGTTTCTTGTGAACTCCATGACAGCCTTTCTAAGCTCTGCTGTAGTGATTTGAGGTTTATCCGCAGCTTCTTTCTTTTCTGCTTTAACCGGCTCCTCCTGCTGCACCGCAGTTTTTTCTGCCGCTCCGTCCTCCTGATCATCTACCTTTACGAATATCTGATTCGTTTCTTTAGAAACCTCAAACTCCGATCCGTCCGCTAAATACTTTGCTAAAGTATCTATGCCTTCTAGTTCTACTGTAAGTTGCATTAATGTACCCTCCTCTTCTTCTCAATCTTTCTATTTTTCTAAGCCTCTTCATCTTCTCGTTAAGATAGTCTAAGTAGTACGAAAGTATCGTAAGCACTACTATCCCCGCTAAGAACATGAAAGTCATTAGTTCCAGTGGTATGCACTCCGAGTCCATAAGACAGATAGCTAGAACCGTCATTACGATGAGCGGATATGCAAAGGCGAGTGCGATTGCTCGCTTTAGTCTTAACTTTCTCATTGGTAACTCCTCACCATCCCGAGGATCTCTTCATCAGTAGCGTGAAAGTATTTGCAAAGCTGGGCGAAGTCTGTAAGCGTCCAGTTCCCGTCTGCCTTACGAACACTGATTGTCTTTTCAGATACGCAGAGATACTTTGCTATAGCGCTTTGCTTCACTCTCTTCTTCGCTTTCCCGATTTCTATGAACTGCCGGACGTCCTCGCCAGGCTTTCTCCCTATTCTTGCTCTCGGCATAAGAGACCTCCCTTCTTTCTAATTTCACTCCTTTTGTACATGAACCCCGGAAAGAACCTCTTTATGGTCTGGTCTATGGTGAGGTTGAGAAACTCTGATATGACCGTGACCTGCCCAAGATTGAGAGTGTTTTTCTCGAGCCTCTCTTCCAATTCTTCCGGAGGAATGTTTAGAATCTTTGCAAGCTTTATTGTTGATGGCTGTATCATTTGCCCTCCTTTACTTAGACTTAGGAACTCTGATTCCAAGAATCATGGCAATAAGCTTCTCATTATAGGCTACATACAGTGCATTGCCCTCTTTCGACATTCGATACTCGAAGGTGTCGGTAGTAAAGTATTTGAAGAAGTCAATGTTAAAGTAAAAATCTTCTTTGTCTTTCCTGAAAACCTTTACCACCGTCTTATCTGTAAGAGCTACTTCCGGATTTGCATATACACAAGGCACACCGCTATCCCAATTAGGCACGAGGTCTTTAAGAACCCTAGACTCCTCGATAAAACCACTCGCCAGCGGGTAGCTTCCAGGAACAACATATAATGCGTTGTAATTGGAGAGTAAAACCTTGTCCCCGTGTTCTTGCATGCACCAGCGATCCGTACTTTTCGACTTAAGAATATCTGTGTACAACCTTTGAAGGTTAAACCCTCCTTGCTTTTTCGCTATTCTGTAATCAATCATCGTTTTCATCCTCCCCATCTTGTCTTCTCTCGCACCTCATCGCTTCCTCGAAGTCTTCCTCTCTCCACTTCTCTTCAAGAGCATTACAGTAAAGTGCTTCCACTTCCCCGGAAATTAATGCCCTAACCGGTACACCCTGCTCCTTTGCTTCGGTTGAGAAGTGTGTAAAGGCTGACTGACTAATGTCTATGTAAACTTTCATGTTTTACTCCTGTTCCTGTCCGTGCTATAATTTGCATGAATTAAACTCATAATTTTATTCTCGGAGTTACTGATCTGGTAAATCGGTAACTCCATTTTCTTTTTTAATCATTCTTAGCCAGTTCATCCAATATCCTTTTACACACGGCCGACAAAACTGTTGCTTCTGTAGCTGCAAGGGCTCTCCAATCCCCTTTCTGCTTGCTTTCAAATTCGGATAGATAGGCTATCAAACTGGAGCCCACACCCGTTTTGAGATGCTCCACATGTAGCTCTGCTAATCCCTCTGCCATATTTGTTAACGCTTGATTTCTCATGCTATGTCCTCCTTAAATCCTCCGCAGTAACGGTTAACAAAATAGATCTGTCCTTTACCGGTTACTTTCGTTGTCTTGCTGACGCGGATACTTCCGTCCGGATTGTTGATTACCGTTTCTTTGATTTCAAACAGTCCGAGTTCCATAGCTTTCTGCGTCGGCATGTTGTAGTCAGAGCCTTTGCGCTTAATAAGGAATCCGTCTTGCCGGAACGTTTCAAACAGTCTCTTCTGGCCAGTCTCGTATCCATTTGCCTTTAGAATCTTTGCAAGTTCCCCAATTAGGATTGATGTATGAGAACTTGCTACGCTGTCTGCGAAGATCTCTTTGGGCTTCATCCTCTCCACATCGAGTTTCAGGGTGCTTAGTTCCTTTTCAGCAATCCGGAGTGCTCTCGCCATAATCTTCTCCGGGCTGTTGTAGTCCTTTTCTACTTGGATGAAGTACTGCCGAGCTTGCTTCCCTACTTCCGTCCGCTGAATCATGCAGATTTCTTTCGCCATGTCTATGGTGAGGAGATGGTCTGTGCTAGGTCTGCCTCCGGTACTTTCGCTCAAAAATGAGCTAAAGTCCTTTCCCTCTGTGAAGCCGTACTCGACCATTCTTGGAAACCAGTCCTTATATAGAGTTTTCACTCCTAAGAACTCATGCAATTCTCTTCCCAGTACCGTAGGCTCGCCTACTTCGTTCGTTGTAATTTTGATTAGTTCACTCTTTAGCATTTTTTGTCCTTTCTTGTTGCATATTTGTGCATCATGTTTCTTTTAAAGAAACTTTTTTGGCAAAAAAAATCCTCTCTCTTTCCAATAAATCTAATTCAAGTAATTCGCATAGAGTACCAATCTCAAACTGGTTGAATTGCTGCTTGCCGTTCATCTTGTTATTCAACCCGCTCCTACTCAAATCGCATTTCTTAGCTATGAATCCTATTTTATAAGGGGATTTTTTAACCGCTGATTTTAGCAAAACGATATCCGTCAAATTTTCTACCTCCTTTCTATCGCGATATCAGCGCCCTGACAAAACGCATTTTATCACAACGATGTTTTAAAGTAAACAACTTTTTGGACTTTTTTTTGCAACTTATTGCAAATCAATGCTTTTTGTATTAACATAACATCACGAGAGGGGGTGTTAATGTGGGAATCGGTGATAGAATAAAAGCTAGGAGACAGGAATTAAATATGTCACAAGAAGAGCTCGCACAAGAGTTATCATACAGTTCGAAATCTTCTATTAGCAGGATAGAATCAAACAGACAGAATTTAACTCAAAACAAGATACAGGAGATAGCTGCTGTGCTAGACACGACACCAGCATATTTGATGGGGTGGGACGAAAGCGCACACGCTGACACATCACAGGCTAACGAAACTACTGAATCCGATTTCAAAACTTTGAGTGAATTAGATTCAATGGCAAACAGCTTCCTAGAGGCAATTAATGCGGCCGAGAACTCTGAATCAAAAAGGAGCTTTTATCCGGAAGATGTTATCCGCAATGTCATTAAACGCAACTATGCGCAGACCCTTTCGAAAATCTCCGATGAGAGCGGGAGCGTTCTACGAATAATAAAGGAAAGTACTGATCGGCTGGACGACATAACCGACATTGAACTGGCTATCGCATATCTCGAAAAAAGAAAAAATTATTTGGTGCGTCTATCTAAATCTAAAAAACTAAATTTAACTGAAGCACAAAAAATTAAAATTAGTGCTTCGCCCCGTTCGGCATTTAGTAACGTTGTATATAATACTAAAAAACCATAGTACATAAGCACATTATAGTTTTCCCCACCCATTTTGCATGATATAATACATGTGCAGGTAGCAATACGCTGTTTACTCATGTAACCGAATTGACGTTTAAGCGAACTGTAAGCTCGCCGGCCATGAGGTGCACAATATCGCCCCTAGAAGTAATCACCTGATCAGTGATGAAACTAGGGGCATTTTTTATAATTCTTCTTGACATACGTATTATATACGTGTATAATATGTGCTAAGAGAGGAGAAAGAAAATGAAAGTTTCTGAACTAAGTAAACTCTTGAAGAAAAATGGTTGCTACCTAGTAGAGCATGGCAAAGAACATGACGAATGGTACAGTGAAATCACAAGGAAAAGCTTCAGGCTACCGAGGCACCAATCGAAAGAGATGGCAACCGGAACATTAAACAGAATTTTAAAGGATGCGGGGCTGAGATAGCCCCTCTTCCGGAAGGAGAAAATATATGAAGTACGTTTATCCGGCAGTATTTACACCTGAAGACAACGGACAGTTTTCCGTAAACTTTCCCGACTTGGAAAGCTGTTACACCTGTGGGGACAACTTAGGAGATGCCCTCTATATGGCTGAAGACGTTTTGGCCATGACTTTAGTTAGCTATGAAGATAAAGGCTTGTCTATTCCGGTACCCTCCGAAAAACTGCCCTTAGAAGAGGGAGAATTTCAAAACTTTATTGCTTGTGATACGGAGATCTATAGAAAACAGAATTTGAATAAGGCTATAAAGAAAACCCTTACTATTCCGGAGTGGCTAAATGAGAAAGCTCTGGCGCAAGGCATAAACTTCTCTCAGGTACTGCAGGAAGCCTTACTGGAGAAAGTAGGAGGATAAATCTATGGAACACATCTATCCGGCAATTTTCTATAAAGAAGAGGACGGGAGATATTCCGTTTTATTCCCTGATTTTGATGCGGCCACCTGCGGAGACGACCTGTACGATGCTATAGCGATGGCTAAGGAGTGCCTTGCTTTACAGCTTAAAGGGTTAAGACAAGACGGGGATGATTTTCCTGTGACCTCTCCTCTCGACAAAATAGATCCTGCTGCCTATGTTAATGATTTAGGTGACAGCGTTCCGTCTATTCGTCTCATCAGTGTCGACCTTAATGATTATAACTAGGAGGATAGATATGAATAAACTTCCTAAAGGTGTTGATCAGCTTCCTTCCGGGAAGTACAGAGTAAGAAAAATGATAAACGGAAAGCGTCAGAGCTTGCTTTTTGACGCACCGCCTACACAGAAAGACGTACTGCTGGCCACAAACGAATTACTAAACGAAGTTCCCGGATCGCTTCTAAAGGGAACTTTTTTAGACTACGCAGAGAAATATATCAAGGCAAAAGAGAATATCCTCTCCGCTTCTACTATCAGAGGCTACAGAGCAACACTGAGAGGCATTCCCGGCCACTTTACCTCTCTACCCCTAAAAGATATCACCCAATACACTTTAACGGCTCTGGTGAACGATATGGTGCGTTCTGTGAGCCCTAAAACAGTTTATAACCGACACGGCTTGATTGTCTCCGTACTGCATGAGTTTAGACCGGATTTTGTCATCCGGACGAAGTTGCCTCGTAAGGTTCAAAAAGATATCTATACTCCGGGCGATGAGGAAGTAAGCATTCTCTTCGCCTACCTTGAGGACTCCCCTACTCTAAAGAAATACTGGATACCGCTCTACCTCGCTTCTCTCGGGCTCCGCAGGTCTGAGATTGGAGCTTTAACTATAACAGATCTATCGGAGAATAATATCCTCACGATTAACAAGGCGAAGGTGCTGGGCAGTGATAATAAGTGGATAATACAAAATTTCACAAAGACGGAACGAAGCAATAGAAAAATACCTGTACCGAAGGAGCTTGCAGACAGGATAAGGCAGCAGGGTTTTATTTATCAGGGCGATTTAAATAGTATTTTCTGTGTGATGACTGCTGCGCAGAAGAAGTTAGGTCTTCCGCACTTTGGAGTGCACCGTCTGCGGTCTTACTTTGCCAGTAAGGCGCACGCACTAGGACTTCACGATTCTATTATTCTGAAATTAGGCGGTTGGAAAAGCGACCACATTATGAATGGAATTTATCGGAAGGCCTTGCAAGAAGACCTGCACGAGGAGTCTAAAACATTCTTAGATCACATGACAAAACAAGTAGTAAATAAAGAGTGATTTAGATAAATTTGGTCATGAATTGGTCACGACAGTTTAAAGAATATAGAATTTATGCTGTTCTTCGGCGATTTTTTAACGGGTTCAACTCCCATCTTCTGCATGATATGAAAACCCTAGGAATGAAGCCGAGAACGGCTTGAAACCTAGGGTTTTTGCTTGCTTTCTATTACTTTTCTGTAATCTCTCTGAACCAAAAAATCAGTTCATTTTACCCGTTTTTTAGATAAATTTGGTCATGAATTGGTCACGCCTATTCCACTACTTCGATGCGGCTATCTCTTCCTATTAAAAGGGACTTCACAGGATCATACGACCCATCTGCGCCTACAAAGTCATAGCCATCACCTTTAGCTTTTTTGACTTTTGCATTGGTTGCCATCAAGCCTGACTTGGTCAAGTAGTACCACTTGCCTTTATTCTGTAGCCACTGTCCGGAAAGCATACCGCCATCCTCTCCAAGGTAGTACCAATCACCAGCAGATTCGAACCATCCCTTAATCATTTTCCCAGAATCATCAAAGGCGTACCATCTACCATTGATATGGCACCACTGTCCTTTTACAGGAGCTCCGGATTCATCGTAGTAGTACCATGATGTACCGTCCTGCTTCCATCCGGTAAATAGATTCTTTTGGTGTTGACTGCAAGCTGTATAAGCCACCCACGATACAAAGATTTGACACCAGTAAACCCCGTTCATGCCGTACCACTCGCTGTACTTGGTGTAGTTGTTCATACCGGCATTTCCTGTCTTACTGCCAAGGTCTTTATTACTTCCCTTTTCGAGGTATCCCACCTCTTCCAATGCGACTTGGATAAATTCATCTACTGTACAAGTATCTGCATCGAAGAACGGTCTTCCGAAGCCGTCAATAGTCCTATCCTTTCCGGGGAAGAATGTATAGGTCTTAATAACTACAGCACCACCATTTCTTACTACTCCCGGAGCGGAAGAGGTGTTCCCCTCTACTGTCTTGATGATATACTGGCCGCTCTTAAGCTTTGTAACTTCAATCACAATCCCCACATGGGCAACTCTCTTTTTCACACTACTATAAAAGTAGGCAATATCCCCACGCATAGGCTCTTTATAGTATCTACCATGCTTTACGAAAAATCCCTTTCCATCGACCGTGAAAGATGTATATCCACCGACTAAAAGCTTCTGTCCTCTTTGATATGGATTCATTACGTCTCCTTTCCAAATAAAAAAGGGCAATACAAAAACTGTACTGCCCCTAATTGGTTGCCGGTGTCCTTATCTCTTTCTCGGAACAGGACTCGGAGAATTGTCAGCAGCATTTCCCTTAAGTCCAACACCCGGACCCGTGGTTTTATCCGGATTCGGTGTCACTCCCGGGCCATGTCCCTTATCCTCCTCTCCGACTCCGTGATTGTAGCCAAGAGGTCCTCTGGTGTTATCCACCTTACCCTTGCTAGGTACCGGAACTTTCTGCTCCTTCTCATCTTCTCTCATACCCTCGTAAACTCTGCTTGCTTTTCTTCCAGTCTTCATAGTTTTTCTCTCCTCTTCTTTTAATAAAAGTTTTTATATATTAATCAAGTCGGGAAACCGCTTGTTTTTTTTGGCATTTTATGGATGCCGAACCCCTTATAATAATTATTTTGTAGCAAGCTGTTTCCCTACCTGATTTGCACCCGTACTGGCCAAACCGGATACAATACCGATGGCAATAGCATTTAAAATATCCTTAGCCGGAAAATCCGGCATGGTCTGCATACCGACTACGCCAAGGACTGCTCCAACAAGTCCACAAATTACAGGGATGAATTTGTTATCCAGTTTTTCCCATGATTTGCACCCCATACCGATAAGGTATGTAATTACTGTGATTGCTACTACTGATGTAATTCCAAAATCCATTTTTCTTTTTCCTCCTTTAATATGAAAAATCATTTTTTCTTGACCGCTCATCATACGCATCATTGATAAGCCTTGTTGCGCTCACCGTATTATGATTCTTGAAATCCAGATGGCTTCGGCAAAATTTATCGTACGTGTCTATATCCGTAAATATTTGCACATAGCTTTCTCTGCTGTGAACCTGTTTCCCTATAATTTCATCAGCGAAACGCAAAATCCGAACCCTTGCAGCGATGGCTCGTGTTTCAAGCGCAAAATCCTGCACCTTGTTAATGGTGTCTTTTGTTTCCGTAATGGACTCCTGTGTTTTGAAGAGTTCTGCACTAATTCCGTCAATCCGCTTTGACAATTCATCGCACGACTGAATGATTTCCGCATTTATCTCCCGTCCAATGAAGGAAAGAATAATGCTCCATGGCTTTTTTCCTTTAGGTGCGTATTTCTGTGCTACCGTGAAAATTGCTACGGTAATCCAACAGAACGAGGTGAGAACTGTGTTTACGTCCATCAGGCTAAACAGTGCGTTAAAATCTATCATTCATTTCCTTTCTCCCCTTTCTCTTTTTCCTCTTCCTTCTCATGCTCTGCTACCAGACGGAGAATCTCGTCTCGCTGCTCGGCAGTTATCCATCCACGCTTGATACAGATGTCGAGTTCCTTTTTTCCGATTTGCTTGTGCATGGCAAGCCTAAGTAAACATTCGTACATCGTTTTTATCCCTCCATTCCGAAATTCAAACTGCCAAGGCTGCTCAGTGTCAGCTTATCCACCGCCTCTCGTAACTCTTCCCTTGACCGCTCAAGCGCAGCAATCTGCTCCGATTGCGTTAGGATTCTCTCAGCCGGAGTCTCGCCTACTCTGGTGTTCTGCGCATCGCCATTTTCGCCACGAAGTTCCGTCATTTTGAGATTGTAGAAAGTGCCATCCTTCACAATGGTCGGTAGCTTAACATCCCACATGGAGGACTCCTTCGCGTATGCGGTCGCTCCATAAATCGCTCGTGCCGCCATATCAGCCTCCGTGGGATTGTCGAAAATGGTGATGGTCATCACCTCATGTTCGCCCGATTCAGAATTGGGCTTAATCAACGCAAAATCTCGTTTCATTTCTTTTGTCTCCTCTCTTTTTTTTGTGTATATAAAAAGAGGACGCTCCGCTATGGAACATCCTCTCAAGGACTGTGGTATGTTATTTACTTGTAAATTTCGCTCCGGTGTCCGACCGACAATGCATACACAATAACTTCTGTGTCCAGTATCTCGCAAATAACTCGATAGTCTCCTATCCGATACCGCCACTGTCCGCTCTTATCTCCTACTAATCCCTTTCCTTTTGCTCTGGGATTGTCTGTTTTATCAACGTTCTTCTCTAACCAATTGATGATGAGTTGCTGTGTAAATTTATCGAGCTTCTTTATGTCCTTCTCAGCTTTTTTACTAAAGACTAATCTGTACATCACTCAATCCCCAATCTTTCCTTCATTTCATCAAGCGTATAGGTAGTAGGGTCTTTCTTGAATTCCTCGACAGCTTCTCTGTATACCTTTAAATCGTATTCATCCTCGATTCGTTCAAGAACGGTGTTTCGGATAAATTCGGACAGTGTCATGCGATTACTCTTCGCAAAGGATTTAAATAGCTTTTCATCTTCATCAGATAACCTTAATGATACAGTCATAGGCGCACCTCTCTTTCTGTATTACAGTGTAATACAGAGCGGAACATTAGTCAATGGTTATTATGAGCCGTCGTTCATTAGGCTACCCCATGCGATGTAAATACAACCGGTGCCGCCTTGGCCGCCTTTTGACCCTGAAGAAGGAAACTTTGGGTTGTAATAGCCACCTGCTCCACCTCCTCCTC